ATTAAACTGCAGTAGGGTATGAATTGTAGAAATAGATTGTAGGAGCATTGAGGAAAAAGATTAAATTAAAATCTGTTCCTGCTGATGTCATCACCTCAAATCCACCTCCTGATGTGTCCCCATCCGCTGCTGGATTGAGAACTGCATTAATATATACCCCATCATTTGTTGAATCGTCAGAAGTAGAACCCAAATTTCTTGTTAAATAGTTATTTGAGTAAAATTTAAGCTGAGAATACATAGGAAGACTAAGAGAAACAGCTGCTTGAGTTCTCTGATTGGTCTTGGAATATCCTTCAGCACCATATGCAATATTATTTGCATAATTTCTTGCGTCACCATTGGCATTTTTCGCAGCGTCTGTAATTACATTTCTGAAATCGGCAAGAGACAAAGCAGTTCCCTGACTCCTACTTATCGAAACACTTCTTACATAGCCGTTGGTTACAGCATTAACTTGATAGTTCACGCTACCGCGTGTACCAACAAAACATAATGACATCCACGACATAGGATGCCAATTTACGTAATTATAACGGAACGGTCCAGAAAGATTAATACCATTTGAAGAATAAAAACCATCACTAGTTTCAAATCCTGGGTAACACAAAAGTCTACGGATGAGAGAATACACTCTTACTCTAGTATCAGCAGCATCATGAGTATATTCCCACTTCAAATATATGTAATCACTTGTTCTCCGAAATAAAGTTCGTAAAGATTTCACGGTTTCACCCATATAAGTCAAATTTATATTGTCGTCAGCTTTAGATGCTGCAACTCCAATATATTGCATATCAGTTTGATCATATGCAAAATTACCAGATTGGACAGCATAAGGTGAAAGTCGTGTATTTAAATCAGCTGGATCTGCAAATTCAAGATTTTCACATCCAGCTACAAATACCAGACAATGAATATCTGCTGATGCCACAGGGCTAGTTTGTTGGGTTAAAACTCTCATAGTTAAAATACCATTGTTATAACCAGCACCAGGTGAAAACGCAGCAGAAGTAGAAAAATCTCTTTCCGTCACTGTTTGATTAATAGGTAAATACGCCGTATCTTGGGTATAAGGTACCACAAATGTTACATCAGTAGTTTCTGAAATATCAACAATTTTAGTGTAAACCTCTGATGTAGATTCTGCCGTATTGGCAATATCTCCAATAGGATCCCAAGATATTTTTACCCTTCCTCGATGATATTGAGAAGCTACAAATTTAATACGAAATGTAATATCACCTCTCCAATAATGAAACATCGTGGAAACATAAGACATAGGTGTATTATACAATACAACAGCGCCAGAAACGGATTCAACCTCTTTCATAGTTGGTCCAACTTCGGCGTTGAATAATAAAGTATCTTCTGTTTGAGAAGCTTGCCACGTAGCATTAGCAAGAAAAGATTCCCTAGTAACAATATTACTAATAAGAAGTTCATCACCCAAATCTACACCACAAATACGTGGGTCAATGGACAATTCATTCTTACAATCTAGAGTGGCTTTCTCAATAGGAATACCTATATCTGTAGCAGCCAATTGTGGAAAAGGCTGATTCTTAAATTGATGAACATCATCAATAACTGGAACATCTGTAAATCCAAAGAGACTAGCTATATTGGAAACTGCATCAGCAGCATAAGATGTTGCAGTCATGAATGGACCAATAACAGGAATTTCTCCCAACATACCAGTAGCTCTAGCAATAGCTGATGCTGGTCGTGAGATTGTTCCTTCATGGTGATATTCATCACGATGTGGTACATGCTTAGGTTTATTTTTCTTCTTATCTCCAGACTGGACAGCTAATTTAACTGTTGGTCCAGCTAGTTCGACATCTGTAGCCCAAGCATATATTTGAATTGTTACATCAGTGCCTACAGCACCATTTGCATTTAATAAATCAGTATAAGATGCAAATACACACTCACCCATATCAATAAGATCCTGAGAATTAGTAGCATCAAGATATTCTTTATAGTAAAGAAATGGTAGAGTCATACTACCGCCTTGATTAGTTTGAGGATATATATTGACATGTGGTCGTTGTGAAAATAAAACTAATTCTTGCCCAGCAGCCCCAAGTCGTACTGGAGCAGGATTAAAATTAGTCAATGGTTCGTAGGACAATATAGCACCACCATAGTAAAACGGAGAAGCATTTATAATAACTTCTAGATGTAAATTACATCTAAGGAGATAGTAATTATCCAATTTTCTTTTAATGGCAGCATTATTAAAAAATAAATGCCATGGCCTAAAATTGTCTGTAATAGGACTAAATCCTGACCCAACAGTCCAATTCTGCGTGTGTATCTTCACAGGCCTTGACAAAAAGTTTGACAATGTAACATTTTGAGAGGAATCACCCTTTGTATAATCAACAGGGTGCGGAATATCAAGTTCCATTCCACCTTCCTCATGAGCAAACCCAACGTTTTCTTGTTGGATTCTTGTGGAACCTTCTCCTTCATGAGTTTTCAACATATCTTCTTTTGTAATGTCCGCTGATTGCACTCTCATGAGCATGAGAGTATAAGCGTTCTTACATATGTCGCAATACTCAGCATAGCAGCTAGCGCTTGAATAGCTCTCACATGCTGTGTACTCTTCATCCTCAGGTAGAGGAAAAAGTTCCATAGCTTGTCCAAAAGCTTCTTCACAAAGAAAGTCAATTTCTTTATTTTGTGTCTCCAGAAGCTTTTGGAGATTATCTTGTTTAAGATCTGTAATATATTTAGTAAAACTTTTAGCAAGCTTATTAGTAACTACAAGGTTAGCTCATACCATAGTAGTACCCTACAAGATCTTCTGTGCACCAACCGAACACATCCTTAAATAAGGATTTTGAGGAACGCTCTGGTAGGTTACGTGGTTAATCCATTCTCGAGTGACCTTGGATCTAATAGGTTTATTCTATTCACTCGCAGTAACTATTAAACACGAAGAGTTTTGGTTTGATTTGGACGTACTCTTGAAGCCCATGTTGATAACTAATTATCACCCAAACATACATGTTTAGATGATTCCCAAAAGTCATCACAAAGTTTTTGATAACTTGGAAATGTTGAATCCTCGACCCAGTTCTGGATACCCATGTCTTCGACTAATTTCTGTAGCATTTCTCGCTTATTTTCAAAAACTTCTTTTCCATAGAAAAAGTACTCTCTTAATGCTGTTCCAATAACTGCAATAGCTTGAGCCTCTTCAGGTATAGCCTTGGATCTAGTCCAAACAGTTAGCATCTTTTCTATAGAATCGTGTTCAAGAGGTGCCAAATAACAACCCATATCAGTATCAAAACGCCAACTTCTTTTTAAAAAAGAAGCATCTCGGATATGAATAAATGGTACACTCTCAGCTTCCTTATCAGCCATTGTATATACAATTCCCAATTTCTCAAATGATTGTGCGATACTTGTGTGATTAAACCAGTCCGTTTTGGTAGAAACGGACATTATATTGTCATCACCATAAGTCATCAAAGACACATTATCATTAAATGTTTCACATTCCTTATCGGGATTGAGATCATAATATATGTATCTCATTCGAAGTGAATTCACAATACTATTAATTATGACTGTTAAAGGATTCCCTGATGGATTTGAACAATAAAATTGTACTAAATCTCCATTATAATCCACGAGGGGATAGGCTGTGTCCTCACCAATAGCTCGGATCACACGCAATTCCTCTTCCGTATAATTTCCAGAATATTCACACATGTCATGTAAAATATCGAATGCTGCGAGAACCTCACAAGGTGACATTCGCTTATCAAAAGCTTTATAATCACCTGCGACAATTCTATCTACACCATGGGTGACAACATAATCATACATTTCATGCCACTCTAATGACTGTGCAATAGTACCAGGACCCGCCTCAAAACAGAAGCGATTTTCCTGAATAAGTTTAGTACAAGTCAAAAGAAATTTTCGGACAATTAGGGTCCAGTCCATGGGTGCACCCGTGAAAACACGAGTTTTCCCCATTTTAACTTTTTTAAAAGAGACTGGTTCATCTTTTAGATGAGCACAAAAATTTGGATGTGCACATCTTCCCTCTAAATAATGTGTAAGAATTTCGTCCATTCTCTGTGAAATTTCTAAATCAACTTTTACAGGATCGAGATTCTGACCAACAGGAGGGATACTTTCCAAAAAATGTTTTTTGGATTTCTTCCATGGATTTCCAGCACTGGTATTTCGATTAAGCTTATCTATAAAACTTACACCAGCTTGTCCATTCAATGTAGAGAAATCATCCAAAACACATAATGTACTTTCATATACGGATTTATCTAAGGAAAAAATCCTTTTCTTATATGATTCAACACTTGCTGTCAATATCCTTGATTGTAGATCAACTATAGGTTTAACTAAATCAAGTGCAGCAATACGCCATGGTACATATGTATTCATAACAGGAGCACCAAATTTAATTTTATAACCTTCAAGGTGTCTCACCATTGGAGTAATGGTGACAGTGGATTTTGAAGTTCCTCTGAATCCTGTGAATGATCCGTGAACTGATGCACATCCATCTTCAATAAATCTAAAAACAGACTTTTTGTGCAGTTCACCTACATCGCGTTGTTTTGTGTTTGAAGAAAGAAATTCATAATTTCCACTCTCAACACTAAATTTTTCACTCTCATTCACACGTTGTAGTATGAATTCACGTGATACACTCAATAATACTAAAGCTCCAGTATGATTGTTTCTTGCAAAATGAATTCCTGCAATA